ACAAAAGCTGCAACAATTTTTGAAGCAGCAGTTGTTACAAGAGTCAAGGCTGAATTAGCCAAGATTCAAGAGCAGTATGACGCACAACTCGTAGAAGAGTTTGAGCAGATTAAAGAGGGTCTAGTTGAAAAGGTTGATGGATATCTCGGTTATATTACCGAGCAGTGGATGAAACAAAATGAGATTGCCCTTGAAGGTGGTATGAAAGCAGAATTAGCAGAGTCATTTATCCAAGGTATGAAGACATTGTTCGAAGAGCATTATGTTGATGTACCAGCAGAGAAATATGATGTGCTTGGTTCACTTGAAGAGAGAGTTGCAGAACTCGAAGGCAAGTTGAATGAGTCTGTAAATACCAATATTGAAATGCAAAAGAAAATTGCAGAATATGATAGAGAGCAAATTGTTGCTGAACTCTCAGATGGCTTAACAGCTACTGAAGAAGAAAAGTTTGCAACATTGGCATCAGAAATTGTTTACGAATCAGCTGACCAGTATAAAGGTAAGCTACAAACTATTCGTGAATCATATTTCACAAAAGCAGCACCTGTAGCGAAAGATACAGTTGCAGCAGAAGAGCCAGTTGGTGATCAGAAAGTAATTTCTGAGCAAATTGCTCACTATGCGTCTGCATTGGCAAAACTTAAGAAATAACCTTTTCAGGAGAAAAATAACATGTCAACAATGTTAAGAGAAGATCTCGTTAAAAAATGGGCACCCGTCCTTGAGCACGAGACAATGGATCCAATTAAGGATCAGTATCGTAAAGAAGTTACTGCTGTTCTTTTAGAGAATCAACAAAAGTCTCTATCAGAAGAGCGTGCTGCTCTTTTCGAAGCAGTTCCAACAAATGCGAACTATAATGGTTCATCAACAAACCCAGATACAGGTGGTGTTGCTAAGTATGATCCAATCTTGATCAGCTTGGTACGTCGTGCTGCTCCACAAATGATCGCTTATGATGTTTGCGGTGTTCAGCCAATGACAGGTCCAACAGGTCTAGTGTTTGCAATGAAAGCACGTTATGGTACACAAGGTGGTACTGAGGCAGGCTACAACGAAGCAAATGCTGAGTTCTCAGGTGGCGACTTAGGTACAGACACCAACCAGACAGCAATCTCTGGTTCTAACTGGTTCTCAACAGCTAATGCTCCAGGTGGTATGACCACACAACAGGCTGAAGGTGGTCACAGTGCTTCTTCATCTGTTGCTCCAGCAGCAGTTGGTCCAGGTTCATCAACATTCAATGAGATGGCATTCTCAATCGAGAAGACAAGCGTAACTGCTAAATCTCGTGCGTTGAAAGCTGAGTACTCAATTGAACTTGCTCAGGACTTGAAAGCAGTTCATGGTCTTGACGCTGAGTCAGAGTTAAGCAATATCCTCTCAACAGAAATTCTTGCTGAGATCAATCGCGAAGTTATCCGTACAATTTATTACACAGCTAAGAGCGGTGCAGCATCTGGTACAGTAACAACAGCAGGTGTGTTCGATCTTGACACAGATGCTAACGGACGTTGGTCAGTTGAGAAATTTAAGGGTCTGTTGTTCCAAATCGAGCGTGATGCGAACGTAATCGCACAAGAGACACGTCGTGGCAAAGGTAACTTCATCATCTGCTCTTCAGATGTTGCAAGTTCTTTAGCAATGGCTGGTGTTCTTGACTACGCTCCTGCTTTGAACACAAACTTAAATGTTGATGACGCAGGTTCAACATTCGCTGGTGTTCTAAATGGACGCTATCGTGTTTACATCGATCCATATGCAGCCAATGGTGGCGCTAATGACCAATTCTACGTAGTTGGTTACAAAGGTTCTAGCGCATTCGACGCTGGTATCTTCTACTGCCCATACGTTCCTCTACAAATGGTTCGTGCTGTAGATCCAAATACATTCCAACCAAAGATTGGTTTCAAGACACGCTACGGCATGATCGCGAACCCATTCGCACGTGGAACTACATTAGCAACATCAATCGGTTCAAACGAGAACGTCTACTATCGTAGAGTTCGTGTTCAGAACATTATGTAATTGATGAAGCTGACGTAAGATCAGTATTTGACAGAGCCACCTTCGGGTGGCTCTTTTTCATTGAATAAATATATGCATGGAAGACAATAATGTTAAGATCATAGTCATTTCAGAACTTCTCGAAACTCGCGAGAGAAAAGAGAAGGAGCTGCAGTATTACCATGAACAATTAAGAGAACTGCAGTTAAGAATGTCTTACGTCCAAGCTGAAATACATTTAACAACTAAAATTATTCATATGATTGAACATGAAAAGATAGTTGATATAAAGAAACATTTAACACAGAAAGAAAAATAATGGCATATGTAGCGCAAGAATGGAAAACTAGAATTCCAGAAAACATGAATCCTCTTTCGCCATCAGGTTTCAAGTTTTTAATTAACAAACTACCAAAAATGCATTTTTATTGCCAGACGGTAAATCTTCCTGGAATCATACTGGGAGAACCAGAGTATGCTACGCCATTTAGTAATATTCCTATCCCAGGAGAAAAATTGTCATTTGGTGATCTAACTCTCCAGTTCCTTGTTGATGAAACTTTAGAAAATTATCAATCGATTCAAAGATGGTTGTTCGGACTAGGTTTTCCAAAAGAATATAGTCAATACATTGACTTTATTAACAGCGACACGATTACTGCAGGTCCTAATTCCGAATTATCAAGAAACTATTCAGATGCTTCGCTTTTTATCTTGACAAATAATAACACTGAGAGTAAACTATTATCGTTCAAGAATGTTTTTCCAACATCATTAGAAAGTTTAACTTTTACTGGTATTGACAATGACATTCAATATCTCGTAGGACAAGTTACATTTAAATACTCATACTACGATTTCGAATAATTATTACTTGGAGTTGTTATGAATCTTGAAGAATTAATGCAACAATGGGAACACGACAGTAAAATTGATGACAATCACCTCGGAGAAGCATCAACAGAATCACCAAACTTGCATAGCAAATATATTAACACTATGGTATCTTACAAATTAAAACTTGCTAAGATACGTGGTGATTATAATCTACTCAGAAAAACCAAATTTCGCTATTATCGTGGCGAATTATCAAGACAAGAATTAGAAGATCTTGGATGGCAGCAGTGGCAAGGTGTTAAACCACTTAGGAATGAGATGGATGAGTTTCTTCAGGGAGATACTGATCTTGTTCAGATGGAACAAAAAGTGGAATACTTAAATACTATTGTTTACTTCTTAGAAGAAGTGTTAAGACAAATACGTCAGCGTGACTGGCAAATTAGAACTGCTGTTGACTGGAAAAAGTTTCTAGTAGGAATGTAATGAAAATATACGTTGAACAAGTTGATGATGTTAATGTTCGTGTTTTCTCTGAAGATAGTATCGAAAAAGAGATAAGTAATTTCTTCACATTTGAAGTTCCTGGTGCAAAATTTATGCCAGCATACAAAGCGAGGTTATGGGATGGAAAAATTAGACTTTACGACTTACAAAGAAAAACGCTATACGCTGGACTCAAAAACTATGTTGAGGAGTTTGCGAGAAGAAATGAATACCAATATCAAGAGTTGGCAAGCGCAGATTATAAGCCAGTGCAACTCAACAACTACACTTATGAACAAGTCGAAGGATATGCCGATTCTCTTAATCTCTCTGCTAGGGGAAACCCAATTGAGGTTCGAGACTATCAGATCGACGCAATTCAAAAATCTATAAACACGAATCGTACTTTACTATTATCACCAACAGCATCAGGTAAATCTCTTATAATATATTCAATTATGCGCCACCATGTAAGTGAAGGGCGCAAGTGTATTCTTATTGTTCCAACTACGTCTCTTGTTGAACAAATGTATACTGAATTTGAAGATTACTCATTTGAGAATGGATGGAGAGTAGATAAACATTGTCAAAAACTTTACTCTGGTTTCACAAAAGAGTTTAGTAAAGATGTACTAATTACCACATGGCAGTCTATTTACAAACAACCACGTAATTGGTTTGATCAATTTCAGGTTGTGTTTGGTGATGAAGCGCACCAGTTTAAAGCCAAATCATTATCAACTGTTATGGAAAAGATGGGAAAAATTCCATATCGTATCGGCACAACAGGAACAATCGATAATAAGCAGGTACATCGCTTAGTTCTAGAGGGACTGTTCGGTCCAGTTCACAAAGTAACAACAACTAAAGAACTAATGGACACAGGAAGAGTAGCGAAACTAAATATTAATTGTCTACTACTAAAATACTCAGAAGAAACGTGTAAAGAACGCAAGAATAATTTATACCAAGAAGAGATGGATTTTCTGGTCTCTCATCAGAAACGTAATCGTTTCATTAAAAATCTTGCCCTATCTCTTACAGGAAATACTTTAATATTATTTCAGTATGTAGAAAAACATGGTAAAGTTTTGCACGAATTGTTTGGTGATCAAACTGATCGCGAACTGGCAATAGTTCACGGAGATGTTGATGTTACTGTGAGAGAACAGATACGCAAGAGGGCAGACAAACAAGATAACATGATTATTTTAGCATCTTTCGGCACATATTCAACAGGGGTGAACATACCCTCAATCGAGAATATTATTTTTGCATCGCCGAGCAAATCAAGAATTAGAAATTTACAGTCAATTGGTCGTGGGTTGAGGCTGAAAGATGGAAAGACCACATGCACTTTGTATGATGTTGCTGATGATCTATCGTACAAATCATGGAAAAACCACACATTAAATCATTTCCTAGAGCGTGTTAAACTATACTCTGAAGAGAAGTTTAATGTAAAAATATCGGAAGTAAACCTGTAATGGATTATAGAATATTAGGAAAGAACAATGGGGAAAGTATGTTTTGTATTGTGTTGAAAGAAACGCAAGACGAGATTATGGTAATGTTTCCTATGACAATTGAAAAGCATGTAATACCAATCGGACCAACAACAATCAGAGAAACATACTCTGCATCACAGTTATGTCCTTTCAGTGATGATAAAATCTTTACATTTTACAAACCAGAATTGCTTTACATCAAACCACTAAGTAAAGATGCTATACCATTTTATGTTAATATGATAAATAGACATGAGAGTTTAGAAACGATGAAGCGATATAACATTGAAAGTTTGGTTCAAAGCGATGAGGTCTTAAATCAGATTGAAGATATTAATGACAAAGTAGAAGTAATAAAGCAGTTTCTTTCTGAGCACGAAGAGAGCGAAGAAGAAGAAATCCCTTCTGTCAAGGGAAATAAAACAATGCATTAATATCAAACCCCACATCGTTATTTTACAACACAATGAATTTTATAGCAAATAAATTTGACACTTTTTTAAAAAAATAGTATAATCTTTATATTATAACTAATAACACTGAGGATATTATGGCATCATCTCATTATGTAAATAACGCAGACTTTCTTGCTGCTATAAAAGAATATAGAATATCTGTTGAAGAAGCAGAATCTTCTGGCAAAGAAAAACCCCGTGTTCCTGAATATATTGGGGAATGTCTACTAAAAATCGCCACACATCTATCCTATAAAAGCAATTTTATCAATTACACATATCGTGAAGATATGATAAACGATGGTGTAGAAAATTGTCTCCAGTATATTGGTAATTTTGATCCCAACAAATCAAGCAATCCCTTTGCTTATTTCACACAAATTATTTACTATGCGTTCATTCGAAAAATCCAAAAAGAAAAGAAACAAACAATAGTTAAGAACAGA